ACCTATTTTGGCATGAATTTTTTAATGATCGCTAAAGGGTCATTCTTGATAGCTTCGGAAATCGCAATCACCGCAGGGATGATATTCATGGCAACGACACCCAGCAGAAAAGCTACCCCGTCATTCATGTCCTGAGCAACACTAAAGTAGTACATGGCCAAAGGTGTGAGGTAAGTGGAAGTGGCTAATCCTGTGCCGAGAGCTGCTAACATTTGAAGCCGTGTCAGTTCGCGTAGGAAAGTTAAAGCAACTAAGCTTCCTACGAAACCTGCTAACAGGGCGGAATGTTTAACTCCGAAGAGGGTTGTCGCTGGTTCGGCGGCCATTATTAGAATCTCTACTGAGGTTTGAGTTCAGTAGAGAGTAACATTTTGAGGTATTTTTGTAAAATTTGGTTAAGGGGAACCTATAACTCCTATAGCGAACCATGAGAAAGCTAAGGCTGTTGGGTTGTGTACCTTCCCCCCCACTTTCAACCCCACTGGCAAAACTAAATTGGTGTATACTTCTGGTTTTAATGTGGGTAGTAGCTGACTGGCCATTATTGACGTTACTATTATAGATGGCTGCTGGGAAAACTGAGGGTGTGGTTTTAAAGTCTAAGGGAAAAGTGATAGTCCCATCTGAGGCTGCTCCATCATAATACCCCCACTGAAGACACAGGTTGTTAAACCCCTCCACACCTGTACTGAAGATGACAACATTTTGATTGGTATCAAGTATTTGGTCAGAAACTAAAACCCCTACAAGAGCAGATGTTAACTGATCCATCACGACAACATCATCAGCAGCTACACCCGCCAACGCCTTGAATTTCCGTGTTGCGTCGCCGTCCTGATTAGCGGTAATACGCCAAACCGACCAAGTAGTCCCCGTATCCCCACTCACACGAGTTGCAACCTTATTGGTAGAAGTTTGTGAGGACTGATGTAACTCAGTACCTGCCTTGGTTACCTTAACAACTCCATAAGTATGAGGCTTAGTACCTGTTGTTGTGTTATCAAAGTAACCTTCGGCACCCGCTTCAATGAACGTGTCGATATTTGAAACGTGATTCATCGTCGCTAAATCAGCCCCGATACCGTTACTCTGCAAAAGCTGTTGGGTTTCGAGTGCAGTCCAACTGCCGATATTTGTCCAAGCACCCGCGTCTTTTTGATAAATTGCTTCCGTGTTCACTTCACGGTAATACTGCCCGTCTTCGCCAACTGCATTGGACGGCACACCTACCCCTTTTAAGAACTCAGGGATTGTGCCTAGTTGATTGCCGATAGGTGTCCATGCTCCGCCTTCTTTGCGGTAGGTTGTTTTTAAGCCATCAAGCTGCATGAAAATGTCGCCGTTCTCTCCTATTGCGTTACTTGGCGTTCCCGCGTCGCTGTAAACTTTTCCTGACATAAGAGTCATAATGGTTTTCTCTACGGTAAAATATTGTGGGAGCCTGAGCCTGTAATATACAGATTACTACGGTTTATCACAGCTATGCCTTGTGAACCACTGGTGTGGGAACCTGCTGTTGTCTGAATCCTATGCGCTGGATTAGCTCCTATTAAGTACGGATCGTAGCGGTGGTAGTCAGCAATATCTGATCCGTTTCGTCCTTCACCGCTGTGGATAGTCCCTTGAATGTGGGGGTCGATAGGGAAAGCTAAACTGCTAAGGGAAACCCCTCCCGAATTTCGTTTACCTTTGCCGCCATTTGCTGTATATAGGCTGTGGGTCTTAATAGCTTCTGCTGTGTAGCTATCCTCGTACAGTCTCCCTGATTCCCCTTCTAGCCCTAAAGGATAACCCCCTGACCCCCCATTTCCTGCTACAAAAGTTAGGTAGAGTGTGAAATAACCTGTTCGGGGGGTGTAATAATTATCTACCGCGAAACATCCTCCATCCCCCCCCAAACCCCCCCCAAAGCCGCCGCTGACTTCTAAGATCGCTTGATCCTGTACCTCTAAATCAAGTTGTGTTTCAAAATTAGCGGAGGGGCCCCCGTTTTCCCCTGTGAAGCCTCCCACTATTCTAGGGGAGTTATACCCGCGTCCGTCCTCAACTCCGAAAGCATACCCCCCATCACCTCCTTTACCACCCCTCCCCAGAATCTTGACGTTTCCTTTAATCACCAGCTTAGGCTTAACCCGTCCAGGTAGAATGTCACTCCAATCACCCACGGTTAACGCAAAACTGTTTACGTCAGCCGCAGTAATAAGTAAGAAGTCGCCAGTCGAGGCTTGCTGAGTGCCGTCTATCACAATCGTGACACTGCTATACTGACTCAAAGGGGCGATGTATTTATCCGTAAAGTATTTGCGTAAGTTTAGACCGTCAAGTATGTCAGTGGTGATTGAGGGGGCAATCACGTTAACCGCATTGCCTACAATATCAAACTTGTTCGGGTTCACTTCCAGACCTGAAATTGTAAACAGATTGTAATTATTTGTCGGCTCTAATGTCGTAGCACGAAAAGGTTTAGGTTCTCCGTAACCGACACGGCCTCCCGATAAAACGAAAACAGGGAACTCGGCAAAGTGAGCGTTATCAAAAACAGAGGCAGCAACAGCCCCTGAGCTTACAGGGTCAATAACCAAAAGGCTTGTCGGTGACGTTAACAGTACATCACACAAAAGCACATCAGAAAGAGTCTGAATACGCATTTGATAGGGGACACTGAGATCGGTAACAGTCCACGGTAACTCATCCCGAAGATAGATATTACGGCCTGAGATTACTTCAGCTCGGCCTGTTTGCCCCCAGTCCATGTAGGGGTCAGCCACATAGAAAATCTCAAGAGGATCTAAGGCAACCCCTAATCTTGTCGTTGTAAAGTTCACGATAGTGTTTTCGGTGCTTGCTGTCAAAGCCCTTGCTCTACCTCGTCTTACCGCTTCGCTCTCAGTGAGACAGCCAACGGCTACGAAGTCTAAAGGGATAACTCCGTTAATGGCTTGACCATTATCCACTGACGTATCTGCTTTTCCGTAACTGACAATGGTGCGCGACTCCTCCCACCCTCTTTCGGGATTAAGGTAGCTCACTGTCAGTTCGTTATACTGCGTTGCCACGTCTGTAAAACTGTACGAGAAACCTTCGGCGTTAATCGTCTCAGGAGTCATTAGGATTTTAGGTGTAACCCATTTATCCACCTTGAGCCGTACAGTGCCTTCACCATCATCGTATAAGATGCCGTCAAAGGCTCCTGCGATGTTTTGCAGGTACTCCCAAGCGTTTTGATTTTCCGCAATTGTTAGGTTCATCGTGTAACGGCGTTCAGGGCTGCCGTTCTTGCCAACAACTTGTGAATCGCACCAAACACCTGCTTCGTAGAAGTCTTGGCGGTTAAGGTTCAAGTCGGTGACGTATCTACGGTAACCGTAACGCTCGTTATTTAGCAGGTCATAGAGGACCCAAGCAGGGTTGCTGTGATACTTAATCTCGGTTGCGCCTGTCCAATTTACGTTTTCGTGGGGGTTGCTGAGTGCCGTATCGTAGCCTACGGGAACAGGAGTTTTTAAGCCTTTATAGATGCCGTAGAAATCAGGCAAACTACTAAATTGGTCAGAAGCGGTACCAAGAACGTGAATAAGAGCTGTATTAGGAAAATCTTTGGAAACCTCACCTATCATCTGAAAACTATCAAAAATAATCTCAGCAATCTCTTTTGTAGTGCTGCCGTCAGAAATATAGTCTGGCGTGTTCTTGGTGATACGAATCACCCAATCTTGTTCAAACTGAGGAGGGAGATCAGGTATCACGAAGTCGATAACAAAACCTGAGCCTGTTTTGCCTTCCAACTGGTACTCGTTTTGTCCGTCTCGTAAGCTGGAGACAACAACTAAAGACTTGGCTGTAGGAAGCTGATCGAAGTCGGGAGTTGTTGGATAGTTAGAATGCAAATGAGACTCTAAAATCGTCCAAGTAGAGTTAGGATCGCTCGTCTTATATTCAATACGAAACTTGGCTGTGTTGGGGTAAGTTCCATCAGGAGTTTCCTTACCTAGTTGCGCGATATTAACCCGAATCTCCAGCTTGCTGATACGTCCGCGCATATTGCTTGGCGTATAACGGATAACTGGAGTGGAGTAAAGAACTTGTGTCCCCACATCAACCGAAGCCGAAGTACCGCCCTTTTGGAAAATTACGTTTTGAGCCACTCCTGTGGGGTAGCCATTGTGGTAGTCAACACCTGCTCCTACCGTGTCCCCAAGATAACTTGGGTTGATGATTAGGTTAGCGAAGTTGTTAATAAGTGTTGACCCTTCCATACGTTTAAGCGGAACATCTCCAACAAAGAGACTTTGCGCTCCATGCTCCAGCCCCTGTAATGGGCCTTCCCCGACACCCAACAGAATCTCAACACTATCCTGCGAGAATAAATTGTCGTTTGTGTAGGTTGGGCTTTTAGGCTTCTTACCGCCTGCGCCGCGTATTCTCAGCGGTTGTAAAGACTTCAATGGTTTCAGAAGCTTCGGCAAAGTCATAAGTTAGTCCGTCGGGTTGTAGTCTTTCGCATCTAGGTCGAAAGATAGGAAATGGAGGTAAACTTTTTGTAGGCCGTAAATCAAAGGTATCGGTGTACCTTCCTTGATTGTGTTAGCATTACCGTTAATGAATCGACTTTTTTTGTCCCCCGAAGTGGGGTCAGCTTTAGGGGCTTTATTCAAGAGCGCGATAGCTCCGCCTAGCGCAAGCTGGAAACCGAAGGTAGCGATGGCTCCCTTACTTGCCCCAAAAAGTAAACCACCTGCGTGGGTAGCTACCCAAGGTGCGAACACAATTAACAAAACACCTAAGCCAATCTGTAACCAACTACCTTTTTCGCTACCTCCACCTGCCCCGAAGATTTTTTTCTTAATCTCCAACACACCGCTGTCTTTTATCTCATCTAAGTCGGCAATACAGTGGATGCTATTTACCTCAACAATGTGTCTGACATTCTGAGGTAGGTGACTTTGAAAAATCGACAAAGCCTCACGAGGACTGTTTGCGGTAATCTCTAAACTTAAACCTTCAAGGCTAACTTGATACAAGGTTATTCTCCCTGCGTAAAAGAGAACCGTCAACGTCAACAAAGTAGTAAGCCACTTCTCGGATGCCGACAATGATGTGTAGTAGGTTTGGCAAGCTATTAAAGAGGTGAAAGTCTTCAATCGACAAATTAGGGCAGCCTGATGGGTGTGTGTGCCACAAGGCTACAGCTTCAGGAGGAATCTCTGCAAGCTCAAACCCGTTCCTCTTATCCTCATGGATATTGGGTAACTCAAAGATTTCATCATTTAAGTTGACGTAACCACAACGCTCGACACTTGGACTCCAAAAAGAAAGCAGTTTAGTTTCCATAACCCATTCTCTCTTTTAGGTGTGGTGGTAAATGGTCAAGCAAGTTGACTTGTTGAATCGCTTTACAATTCGCTTCTCTAACGTCAGGGTGTCTAACAACGAAAGCGGTTCGCGCAAACCATCTTGGGTCGAAATAGCTGACCTCAGATAGTTTACCGTACAGGTGATGTAAAAAATAGCCGTTGCCTAGATAAACACCTACATGGTTTACGGCTTTTCCACCTGCGATTTGTAACAAGATACCGTCGCCTTTTTCTAAAGAGTTTTGACTAAAAGTCTTAAGGCTTTCAAAACCTTCCTTCTGAAAATTATCAAAGATAAGGTCTAAGCCTTCATGGTCGAAACCGATTGGGCGAGCATAATTTCTAAGCAGGATGCCGTATTCGCTTAAATAATAGCGACGAACTAAGCCGTAGCAATCTTGATCGCCGTCAGTGTAGGGCATATTTATGAAATTGTTAATCTGCAACACTTTTTCCCCTAACCCATTGTTGTTGACGGAAAATCAGGTGGTAGATACTGCCTTGCAGGTAAGGTATAGCGAACGCCATCAAGGATGCTTCTCAGCTCTAAGGTGATGCTGTCTTTTGTTAGCAAGGCGACTCGGCTTACCTGCCACTTATTACGAATGTAAACGCGAACATCATTAACTAAATCATCTCTGAAAACCATATATCGTTCAACGGTAGCTTTATTAAACGTATTGTTGGCGACAAAGGAGGAGAACATCGCGTTTGGATTTGCTATCTGTAGCTTAGGGCGAGACTGTTCCCCAGTCGATTGAACGGTATAGCCGCTGAAGCTGAGAGGGTAATTTTCCCAAGTCTCATCTCTCCACTTAATTGTTGGGTGGGCTGTAGCCCAGATATAAGTATCATCGTTAATGCGTATCTTGAACAGTTCAACATACGGGTTTGGGTTAAGCTTTCGGGCTTCGGCAAGATGCTCTGTAGGGTTAGTAGTAACGGGAAGCATCGGTAACTACCTCAATTAAATTTAACTGTAAGTCGCCAGTCCAGTTGCTATTTTGCAGCCCTGTGGGAATTTTTAACGGTTGGTCAAATCTTACCTTAGTTATGCCAAAAACAGGGTGATTATAATCAAAGGGTTTGTATAATTTATGTAAGTTATAAAACATCTCAAGCCGAGCCATGTTCAGTTGAGCATCTTCGTCGGTGCGGAGATTCAACCCATCTTGAATATACTTGAACCCCTTGAAGTAAAGCGTGAACTTTCTCTGTTCAGGCTTATTCCCTGTCACAGTGTAAGCATAGTTGCCGCCTAATGGTACAGCTAAACCTTCGGGCTTGTATTCGGTACTGACAAGGTGGTAAGGGAAATCAAAAAGAAGGGTGTCGAATTGAGGTACAAAATTAGCAAGTGGGTTTGGGTTTGAAGTTTCAACCAACTGTAACTCTAAAGCCTCGACACAAGCTTGACCACCTTTTACTCCTTTAGGTACTTTTAAGGCTTCTTTGAACCGTACCTTAACGACACCGTAAACAGGGTGCGTAAACAGGAAGGGTTTGTGTAGTTTATGTACATTGTACATCCATTCTACCCAAGCCATGTTCGTATCTTTGTTGACAGTAATATCAATACCGCCAAAGGAGTCGAAGTAATAACGCAGGACAGGTATCTTCAAGATAAAGGTTCGGACACTGGGTACTTTCGTGGATAACGCGAAAGAGTAACTGTCACTGAAAGACGTGTTGGCCGCAAACTCCTGATACTCTGTCTCGACCGTGAATAGATTCAAGTCGATATTCTGTAGGTAGTTTAACCTAACGTGAGCCTTGGCTAGGGAGCTAAACAAGGGCTATCTCCCACGAGTTAATGGGTACGGTGAAGATACTCCCAGCCGTCATGGTGTACGGTGAGGGCAGGACTGCACGAGCGATAACATCTTGGGAGCCAGCGTTTAGGATTGCTATCTCAGTAATCGTTGGCCAGTTGTTTACCGCTGTCCATTGAATGACTTCAGTATTTGTCACCGCAGGAGGGTTATGGCCATAAACGTGCAAATCAAAGACTTGGGCATCAGCACCAAGATACGTGGCAGGGTCGATTAGAACGCCATTGTGTAGGGGAACAGCGCGATGTTTTAATGTTGAAGGGTTTCTTGTTGTGGTTAACAAGGCACTTAGCATTAAATGTTTTGAGAAGTCTGTGATCGCCATAATCGAACCCTAGTAGCTTAGGGTTCGATTTTAGCACAAGTTAAGGAGTTACATAATTAGAAAACTCACCGTGTAACTTTCTATGGAGTTCGATGTAGTCTTGGTGGGCTTCTTCTGCTGTTAGACGAGAAGGGCCGTGATATTGTTTGCGCTCAAAACTACATTTTGCCCTGAGTTTCCCTGTGTCGGTTCTAACCACACCTCTTAGATATAAGGTTTCTCGTTTGACTTGACTCATGTTTGAACAATTCTGCTGCTTTGTAACCATCCGTAGGTTGCCCCAGCGGTTATTCGTAACATCGCGGTCAATATGGTCAATAAACAGATGGGGTGGGGGGTACTCTCCTGTCATGTAACACCAAATAAAATGGGTTGTTAGTTTCTTGAAACCTAATAGATTCATTTGAGTCCTACTGTCAGTCTTACGGAAAACCCCTCTCTCTTTAAAGGTAAACTCAAGAGTTTTCAAGCTAAACTAGGTAAAAAGGTGTTCAAGTATGAGTCCTGTCTCTTCGTCAGTAGCCTTTTGACCCCAACGCTCTTTAGGAATACAAGGCAGTTCCTTGTCAATCTCCATCAGCTCAACTAAACCTTTCTTGTTCTTCTCAGGATGAAAAGCCAAATAATTACGCCCCATCGCCATAGATGAGTCAATCATCACATTATCAAAGATTCCTTCACCGTCAATCATCAACTCGTAAAGGTAATCTTTCGCCTTCATTACATCGTCACGGTGAACGGAAACGACTAACTCATCATGGACAAGGGTCATCACTCTTGCCCGTAAACCTAAACGTGGGAAGTCTTTGAACATCGCTCGGTAAAGTTTACGCTTGGCGTAAGTAGCGCAAAGCCCTTGAACCAATGCGTTAACGGCCATGTTAGAGC